ATTCGGATGCTGCTCGCGCACATGAGCTACGAAACGCTTGTATGTTTCAATTGTGGCCACAGGCTTGTCACCACCGCGCATATGCACAATGATCAGATTGTTTGGCTTGTTCTCTGCGTGTTCAAACAGCGGGAGCCAGCGCAACGTATTCTCACGCCCACGAAACGCTGTAGCTGCTGCGCCTCCATGCCAGTATGGAGTCTTTCGCATACCTTCGTGATCTTCGCGCACCTCACACTGAGGGTCAGTTACCCAATGAAGCTGAGATGTCTTTGCACCAGGAATGTCGCCGCCGCTATTGACAACGACAACAGGACGCTCGTCTTCACCTAGACGACCGATACCAACGAATGCCTGCAGAAGCTGAACACCCATTCGACCTCTAACATGAACACGCATTATGCACCGCTCTCCATCAAATTATTAAATGTTGATTGAAATATATTAGTCTCACCCATCGGCACTGCACTCATACCTTCTGGGTAAACAAACACGAAGTCGATGTCTGGATTCGTTCTAGCAATCCAAGCCATGTATCGCACTCGACCAAAGTTGTCAGCTACGTTAGCGCGCGTCTCTGGACCATAGTTTTCTGTACCATCATACAGATTGCTGACAGACTGCTTCGCATCCTGCAGGAATGAATCAAACCCAATGCAAAGCAGAGTCTTTGCGCCGTTACGAATCGCTGCAAGCATAGCAACCATACCAGCATTCCCTCGCGGGGCTGGTGTGGGTTCTCCATCATATATGTGAAGCTCCTGTGGCTCCCATCGTTCATCCTCAGGCGGAATAATCACACGCTTTGCCGGAAAGGTGCTGGACTCAATCTCCGTGATGATGCCATCATCGATGGCCACAAGATAGTCAGGTACGATATATCCAGCCGATTCATATTCACGGTAAAGCGCATTGCAGCCGTAGATACGTGGGCGCTTATCACCCATAGTGCGAACCATCGCGGCAAGGTCCATGACATTACGCGACGTACCATTTCCGACAATGATAGCAACGTCATTATAGTTCACTTCCAGTGCCCCGTCATCTTCGGATAAGCTTCCTTGATTGCACCCACCATCACCTTGATATCCTTGCGACGCATACGCAGCAGCAGCTTTGCATCAGCAGGATCAATCATCTCAAGCAGCTGAACGAATAGTTGCTCACGCCTCATGCGATTTGTGGCTAGACCATCAGGAGTATTGGTAAAATACACAAGCCTCTTGATTTCCTTATGAAAACGACCTTCCTGATCAAGGCTATCATTGAGAGGCTTATACGGAGGATCGGTGTCAGGCACAAGCCATTGCAGGAATGGATCATGCGTAAACTCAAATACCATACGCAGAGCATCGCTGTCATTTTCAAGAATAGCCTTGACCTGCCCGGCCTTGGTCTTTTGTTTCTCAATCTCACTCACAATTTGAGCGAGGCTCTTAGTCGGCATTACCGTTTTCTCCTTTAGAAATCACCGATGCTGTCTGTAAGCTGGCGCAGACGCTTCGCCATAAAATACGGCATCATTGCAGTTCTGGATGCAGGTGATGCAGTCTCAAATGTATTGATGACATCCTTCTGAATGTCCTCAGGTACCATATCGAGGTCAACAAGCATCTGATTGCGACGATAACCACGCATCATCGCGTCATCACAAAACTGTTCTGGGTCCATCTTGCACCACTCATCAATCTTGGCGCGAGGCAGAGGACGTTGACGGCGACCAGAGACAAGCGCATCATCTTCTGTTAGGAAGTTTGGCACACCATCGCTACGGTCACCAGACATGATATGCTCGCGCCGGAATCGCTCAGGATTGTCAATCGGGATCATCTTCTTCTGCACTGGCGCATATTGATGCACATTCGCATACTTCTGAAGCTGCGCGAAGTCCTTGTCGCCAGAGAGAATTAGAATCTTCTCGTTCGCATCGCTATTAATAAAGCGACCATGATAATGACAAAGAGCAGCGATAACATCATCGGCCTCCGCACGATTTACCTGAATAACCTTGTAAGGCATATGTTCGCGCAGCTCATCCTTGATCTTGGCCATCGCCTCAAACAGTGAGGCCCAATCAAGGTTAGATGCATCGCGGTCCTTCTTGCGATTGGCCTTGTAGTGCGGAAACACTTCGCGGCGCCAATACCGCTTATCATCGCAACAGATAACCAGATCACCAAACTGTTGCGAAAACTTCTGCCGATAGCTACGCAGGCTATTGAGAACCATGTGGCGGATGAGGTTCTCATCCACCACTTGCTTATTGTGTACCAGGTGCACCATCAGGTTACTGATCATCACCTGGTTGAGGTCAACCAGAATCATGTTTATCAATCCTTCTCCATATCCTATGTATAGTACCAGATTGATGGCATGATGTCAATGGCTACTTGCCGGCGCGCAGAATTATTATCTGCGAGTTTACCACGCCATTGACTTCTGCTGGCTTAGTCTTGATGGAATCAAATGTCTTAGCCACAGACTTGATGCCACCAGACATGAGGCGCTTTAGCACATCTTCTGGCGAGCGTAGCTTTTTCCTGAATGACAGCTTTGGATCATAGCCATCAATTACACTACGTCGCACAGATAGCTTTGATCCGAGAGGCGCAACATACCTATACACATAGCGACGTGCTGGATGATAAAGCAGCACCTCAGTCGCACCGATGATATCCTTCGGGTCGATACTGACAAGCCCAAGCTCATCAAATCGATCAAGATACCGCAGCTTGGCCACAAGCTTCTCTGGTGTTTTGGGTCGCGCCTTACGAACCTTTGGTGGCTTGATATTAGCCGAGCAATACAGATTGATAGCCTGCAGCACACCAGCATAACGCGCGAGAGTATCACGTAGCTGCTTCTTGGTATAGCTACGATAAGCCTCTACACACTGTTCATCTGTGCGATCTAGCGCGTGTTGCACCTCTTCAACAAGTCGCATCATGCGCTCTGTATCACTCTTAAGATCAGCAGGACGTGGTTGATGTAGCTTTAGAATACCAGTCGCATCAACAGCAGTGCCAGCATCAAGTGCAATCTCAATCATAGCCATCGCATCACCAGCAGGATCCTTAGGCGCAGGTGGCGCGACCTTAACCTTAAGTCGTCGTGCGGATTCACGCGTAGCATCACGACGCTCCTGACCACGCACCAGTAGCAAAGGAATCTCAGTGTTCAGTCGCTCTTGCTGACGCTCAGTAGGCTTTAGGCCGCGCATGATCATGCGACCGAGAGCAGGAAGATTTGTGGCTTCAAATCTCCAGTCCTCAACATAATCTAGCACATCGATATCATCTTGCGAATATTGCTTTGTATATTGCATGTAGTCAACAAGCACCAGTCGCGCGACCTTAGGCTCTAGGGCCGCGCGATACCAGTTATATGCATATACCAGACTGGATTCATTCGTCTGATCATCAGACCAAATAGGCTCGTCTCCGAGATACTTTGTCTCGGAGAGCGGTAGCTTAAGCTTTCTCATGCTTGATCCAGATTAGCCAGGAAAGATTCCCACTGGCGAGCGCGCAGCTGCCATGAATAGAAGTTGTCCGTATAAAGCTTCTGGAATCTTAGCTTGGCCTGATTACCCTCGCTCCAGTATCCGTTGATGACCTCAGCCAGAACGGATGCATGACGATTGGCATGTGCATTCACGTCTTCGGTGAACGGATACATGGCTGCAAACCCAGCTGTCGTCTCAGGCAGCGCAGCATGATTTGGGCACACAATGGTACACCCAGCACTCATGGCTTCGATGACACTAATCGCGCTCGTCTCAGGCCAGATGTTCGGATATGCATAGATGTGCGCTCGTTGCAACGCATCACGCACCACATCGTTCGGCTGATAGCCATGATACGTCATCTTCGGATGCTGGCGAATGCGATCAAAGATTGGCTGATACGGCTCGTCACGCTGCGACCAACCATAGATGCTAAATGAGCTATAGACATCCAGATGGAAGTCAAACCCAGCCTCAGCCAGATGTTCACACACAGGCACCAGAAGCTCAAGCCCACGATGCGGTGTCGTGTGATAGATCAGACGCAGCGGACCTTCCTTGGACTTCTCATGTTGTGGAATCGGATCAATCGCATTCTGTAGTACAACACCATCAGAATGTGGTATACCAAGCCCAACATTGTAGGTTGCTTGCTGATAGTTTGATACGAACACCAACTTTGCGAAACGCTTGCGCGCCTTCTCATCTGCAAGATGCTCCGACTCAGGATCATCCCACGTGTCATGCAACCACAGAATATTCTTCTTAGTCGGATGCAGTTCGCGCACACGCGAACAGATGATGTTGTATCCACTAAGAAGCTCCGGCTTTACATAGCGCCGAAGCCCATCCATCATCATTTCGGTACCACCTCGCGCACCGATATGTGCATAGGTACCATCTGCTCCAGGTCCTAGAGACTTAGCAGAATCCTTAAGGCCAGATACATTCAATACAGTCATGGATACGTCACGCCCTCCTCAATTGCGATGATCTTATCTAGTCGAAAGCTGCGCCACCCATTAGCATTCAAATCCCAAACAGCCAAGCTATCCTTAGGTTCTGGACGGCGCATCTTCTGTTCCGGCATTGGTGGCGGCAAATACTGCTCCTGAAGCGTGCATGTCATAATACGCCGCTCGCCCCATACCTTGTCGAAGGTAACACGCAAGATACCTGACTGAAGCCGCTCGCGCAGATATTCCTTGGTATACGTATTCTCATTCATCTTCTTCAACTCCATGCTTATTAAGAATGGTCTCACGATCAATATAACCCTTATTATCAAGCCATGCAAGGGTTTTGTCAATCGAATTTAAGGAAATATCTTGGACAGCCGCAGTGTATGTTGTCAGGATAGCCCAACCAACAACAAAGCCAAAAACAATCTCTGTAAAAGT